ATATAGTTGATTTAAGTTTAATGCATTAAAGTCGTTTCATGCATCCTAAAACATGATACACATATCTAATCATCTTTTTGGGTAATTCTTGTATTCCGTATTCCGGTGCTTTATTAGTTGGTATGAGTGCGTAGCTATTCGGAGTGGATGCCGGTCCAATCCTTTTAATAGTTCTCATTCCGTTGGTTGTAACAATGGCATATACTTCTCCAAATGGAAGAAAGGAAAAGTCATCTATTCTTTTTAATGCAATAATATCCCCATGAGCAATTTCCGGCTCCATAGAATGACCGGTAACATTGCACCAACAGGTAGCTTCATTATATAATTTGAAGTCAATTAGATATTCAGGATTAATGGTTTGGTCATTTAAGACAATATCAAACCCACCAATGAAATCCACATTATAATAAGGAACTCCTGTTGTATAGCTTATAATAGATTGCTGTGTTAGGTTAGGAAGAAGCATTTCTCCTTTTCCTGTTAGCAACCAATCCGAATTTAAATCTGGGAATTTTCTAAGAATGTCTGATAATCCTCTTTTCCCTAAAGAATCTTTCACTTTACGTACATAACCATTGGAAAGCCCACAAAGTCTCTCAAATTCAGCAACAGAAAGCCCTTTTGCTGACACAAATTCTAAAATTCTACTATTTACATTCATAGCCATCTTGAGTTAATAAATGCAAATAACAGGAATTTCCTAAGATTTTCCTATTGCATTCTATTTTATATATCTATATTTGCAATACAAAAATAAGAAAACAAATTAACAAACTGCATTTATGGTAAATAAAAAAATAAAAATGATGCCTGTTATTAGAGCATTGGAGAAAGATGAATCGGTTGATTTTCCAATAGAAAAGATGCTTTCTGTAAAATCTATTTGTACGAGTATATCAACGGTTACGGGGATGGTATTTACTACATCAATAAATAGAGAGGAAAAAATAATCACAGTGACCAGATTGAAGTAAAGTTACAATAGGTTGGCTAGGAGAGGGTTCTGAAAATACAAGCTACTGAATTAAATATTCTTAGAGGTGTAATGATATAAAAATGATTTTTTATGCTGAATGAAAACGTTCTAAAGATTGTATTAAACAACAAGACATTCGGGCGTGACGAAGCGGCCGATATTGTTGGTGGGTTATCAAAGCTCATTGATTTGATAAGCAAAGGTAAAATTCGTGCCGAGAAAAGGACGCAAAAGCAAAACGGAAAGTGGTTTTGTAATGCTTATGATGTATTGAAGCATGCTTCTTTAAAATATTGATTATTTGAAAGTCAAATAGTTATATAAAGTTAAGCTACTGATTTTAAATGTTTTAACGTTTTGAACTTAAAGTAAAAATAGTTAACTTTATATCAAATAAAAGAATTAATAATCAATAAGTTATGAAACGAAGTTCTATAATTTCCACTTGGGTTCTATCATTTATTGCGATGGTTTTATTTGCGGAAGAAACTAATGTGATATTCTATCTGTCTTTCGTAGTGTTTCTTTTTATGTCGCTTTGCGTAAAGACGTGTGATAAGGAACCTGAAGATGAAAAACCTGTTAATGATAAATACTATGAATAGTCAGATAAGAATGCGCCTTGAAGATCTGTACATTGAACTAGATGCAGTGAATAGAATGACTGAAAATCAAGTGGTATCATTATACAACTGTGATTATAAGCAAGAGGTTGTGAATCTTATTCAAGAAGACATAGCTTTAGCAGAGAAGGAGCTGCGTGATTATGAAGATGATGAATTCGAGACGGAGCGAGACAATTTATGTCGATCTCTTGGAATTTCGAGATATTGTTAAACTTTAAAATATTGAGCAATGGAAGAAAACGAGATATGGAAAGATATTGAGTGCTACAATGGGATTTATAAAATATCCTCATTAGGCAATGTTATCCGTTTTAAGGCAAACAGGTGGGTTCGTGTAAAGTCGTGGAAAAACACAAATGGATATAATCAAGTTTCTTTATCTCGTGATGGAGCAAGAGAAGTGAGATTGGTTCATAGGCTTGTCGCAAATGCTTTTATACCGAATCCAAATAATTATAGTTGCATTAATCATATTGATGAAGTAAGAGACAATAATATTGTTTCTAATCTTGAATGGTGCACATATAAGATGAATGATAATCACGGTACAAGGAATGAAAAGATAAAGAGGTCTGCTGAGTTCTGTCACCTAAAATACTACTATTCCAAGTATGACGAAAACGGACGCCTCGTAAAGAAGTATGACACTGTAAGGCAATTAAGAAAAGATGGTCATAATGTTAGAAACATACGCACTTCGATACGTAAAGGCTGGAAAAGTAACGGATTTTATTGGAAGAAAGAATTAATCAATTAAAAACTATTAGCAATGAATTTAGAGAATTACGAAATGCTTCCAGTGGAAGCGCAAGATGTACAAATCGTACAAGTGGATGCCGTAGAACGTGCAAACGTTGATTCGCAAGTAGCTACAGCAAAGCAATATCCTCGTAGCATCAAACGTAGTATTGACAATTCAATCGTAATGGCTACTATGGATGCTGAAACAGCGCAGAGTTGCGGGTATGCCCTACCCCGTGGAGGAAAACCGATTACTGGCCCATCAGTTCACCTTGCCAAAATCATTGTTTCCAACTGGGGGAATATGAGGACGGAATCAAAGGTGGTTCAGATTACAGACAAGCAGATTATCAGCCGAGGCACTGCTTGGGATTTGGAAACAAATGTAGCATCCGCTTTTGAGGTGAGAAGAAACATCGTAGATAGCAAAGGAAAACGTTTCTCCGATGATATGATTACTGTAACCGGGAATGCGGCAAACTCCATCGCTTACCGCAATGCTGTATTCTCCGTTATCCCTAAAGCTATGGTTGACAAAGTGTATAAAGCAGCGCAGAAGTATATTACCGGAGATTTGTCTGACGAAGAAAAACTGATTAAACGCAGGACGGATGCCATAAACTATTTCAATGACGAATATGGTATCACAGAAGCAGAAGTGATAAAGCTATGTGGAAAGCATACCGTTCAGCAAATCAAGGCTAATGAAATCGCTTTGCTGCTTGGCATGGTTCAATCGCTGAAAGATGGTGATACCACCGTTGATGAGCTTATGAATCCTATACGAGAAAGTAAAGAGGCAAGAAATAGCAAACTTGCCGATATTGCTGCAAAAGCCGCAGGTGTCAAAGAGCAGCCCCAACCGGAGCAACCTGCAAACCAAACTCAAGATTACGCGAATAATAAACCTGCCCGAAAATCATTATTGTAATGGAAGCACAACATTCTATAGAATGGTTCCGCAAGCGGCTCGGTAATTTCACCGGGTCGCAGGTCGGACTGCTAATGAAAAAAGGAAGAACTGATTACTTCTCCGATACAGCCAAAACTTATATTTATCAAGTTGCATCAGAAAGGGATATGAATCCTGAAGTTGTCAATGATGATGTCGAGTTTGAGAAATATTTGCATCAGGTCTGCATTAATACCAAATCCATGCAATGGGGAACAGATCAGGAAGAAAATGCCAGAGAACTGTATGAGAGAATCACAGGTCGACATATTGTTGAAACAGGGTCATGTAAGCATCCTACTATAGAGTATTTCGCAAGTAGCCCTGATGGCTATTATTATGATGAAGAAACCGGTGAAAAAGGCTGTTTGGAAATCAAATGCCCGATTCAAAGTACTTTCATGAAGTATAGAAGCGAAATATACGACAACGAATCGCTGCTTGATACCAAACCTGAATATTTCTACCAATGTATGGCTCACATGATGTGTACTGGTGCGCAATGGACTGATTTTGTTGTTTACAATCCTTTCCAAAACGCTCCTATTCACATCGTAAGGATATTACCGGATGAAACTGTATTTGCCGAAATGGAGAAACGCATCTGTGTTGCTAATGATGTTGTAAAAGAACTAATTGATATGGATGATGAAATTGGATATTACAATGAAACCAAATATTATAATCAAACGACTTGGTAACGGATGCTTTGATGTCCACGTCGATAACAAAAGTACAGATCAATTGTCGTTTGATGAAATGCTTGGGGTTGTCACACAATTGACCGTCCCTGATAACAAAAGATGCCTACAATGGCTTAAAACAAAAGAGCAGCATGAAGCTTTCAGAAAATAGAAACTTTAAAACAGAACAATGAATACACAAATAGCAATCCAAGAAAGCGACCTTGAACTGGTCGTAAGTGAAAAGACGTTAGGTAGTCTTACTACCAACGCAATTCAGATCAGGGATATGGTGAAATCAGCCCTGCCAATGTATGATATTACCAATTATAACGATGAGAATATCGACCAAGCGAAGAAAGACAAGGCTGCTCTTAACAAGGCAGCGAAAGCCCTCAACGCCAAACGTCTTGAAATCGAGAAGGAGTTTATGAAACCTTTTGGAGAATTCAAGGAAGTAGTAAATGAAACGGTAAAACTCATCGGTGAATGCTCCGCTAAGATTGATACGGTAGTAAAACAGAATGAGCAGCAATACAAGGACAAGAAGAAAGCCACTATCAAAACTTACTTCGATGGTCTGAATGTTAACCTTTTAGATTTCAATAAGGTTTTCAAATCGGAATGGCTTAACAAGTCAGCCAGTATGAAATCTGTTTGCTCTGATATTGATGCTATATTTGCTAAGGTAGAAAACGAACTCTCCACGCTGAAGGGGTTTGGTGAGGATTTCGATGTCCTTCGTACCTATTACATGGATACGCTCAATATCGCATCTACTATCCAGTATGCCAACCGCCTGAAGGAACAGCGTGAGCGTGCCAAAGCAGCAGAAGAAGCGCGAATCAAGGCTGAACATGAAAAGAAAGCCGCCGAAGAAGCACGAATGAAAGAGGAGACAGAACGAGCCAAGCAGAATCCAGTCAATCCGTTTGCAAGAATCAGTCAGCAGGTCACCAATGAACCACCTGCCTTTGTCGAGCAAGACAAAGTCCAGGAACCGGAACTTCTTACGAGAACTTTTACTGTTACCACAACTCGTGAAAATATAATCGCTCTTGGCGACTTCATGAATGATAATAATATTGATTTCGACAAGATTGAACTTGCAGATACCCTATGCAATACAGATTTGAATTCC